GGCAACAAAATTGAATCAAAATCCTGGAAAGAGGATACAGACGGCCCGGCCCTTGAAACGGCAAAGGCTGAATTGGAGCGGTGCGATAAAGAGGTGCAACGCCTCGAAAACCTGCTCGAAATTGAAAAGCGTAGTGCCGGTTGGACATCCAGCACCACCGCCCCGGATGGTGTTACAGTAAACGTGATACAAAACCGTGGCGACAGCATCGAAGACAAGCGGAGAAACTACCGCTTTATGGATGCCCTACGCGCTGCCAGTGGGTACGGCCCGCTTGAGGGTTTGGTAAAAGAAATGGATGAAGAAGGCCGCAAAGAGCTCAAAGAAGCCGGTGTAGGCACCTATGGCCGCGGGGTTATCGTTCCGCAAATCCTCCAAGTTCGGGACATGACCGCAGGCACCACCACGGCGGGCGGTTTTACCATCCAGACAGATGTAGAACGCCTTATCCCGTTCCTTGACCCGCGTGGGGTTATTATGCGCATGGGTGCAACTTTCCTACCTGGATTGGTTGGAAATATTGATTTCCCGCGCAATGATGCAGCCGCTACTGCAACCTGGGACACGGAACAGGCCACAGCCACAGAAACCAGCCCGACGTTCGACCGGGTGCAAATGTCGCCTAACCGTCTGGCAGCCTATACCGAGATTTCCATGCAGGTAATGCGCCAAAGCACCCTGAACATGGAAAACTTTGTTCGGAACCGCCTATTGCAAGCCCGCGATAATGCCCTTGACCTTTCGGCCCTCACCGGCGCAGGTGGATCGGAGCCCACAGGCATCACCGGCGTATCGGGTGTTACCAACATTTCAATCGCTGCTAGTCCGACCTGGGCTAACATCGTGAATTTTGAAACCACAATTGCAGGCAACGACGCCGATTTCGGAACACTGGCCTACCTGACCACACCGGAGGTTGCCGGGATCCTGAAAACGATCAAACGCGATACCGCAGGCAACGGCTTTATCTGGGAAGGCCCGAACAACGGTTCAGGGACAGTAAACGGCTACCGTGCCTTCGTTTCCACGACCGTACCGACCACCGGCGGCGCCCACTATATGTTCTACGGCAACTGGGCTAAACTTTTGGTTGGCCAGTGGGGCGGCCTTGAGATCACAACCGATCCTTACACCCGCCTGAAAGACGCCACAATTCAAGTTGTCTTGAATACATGGCATGACATTGCAGTAGAACACGGCGCTGCATTCGCTTACTCTTCAAGCGTACACGCTAGCTAAATGAAGTACGAAATCACAACCGACCCCGGCGCAGAGCCGGTAAGCCTGGATGAGGCGAAAATTCAACTGCGTGTAGACGCGGATGACGAGAACGACCTTATCGAGTCTTTAATTTCTGTTGCCCGTAGAAAGGTGGAGCAGGAAACAGATCGGCTGTTGATTTCGCAAACCGTGAAAGCATATTGGGATAGCTGGCCGACGGGCCAAACACTGCACTTGCCGGTTTACCCGGCGGCCAGCGTCACCAATGTTAAATACATAGATGAGGACGGGACATTGCAAACATGGAGCAGCACCAACTATACAACAGATTTAGTTGGCATGACGCCTCGAATAGTCCCGAACCCTGACGCAGATATTCCCGACGTGGGCGACTACCCGAACGCCGTTCAGGTGACGTATGTGGCAGGGAAGTCTACACCCGGCGAAGTTCCGGCAGAATTGAAACACGCGATACTGACCGTTTTAACGATGCTCTATGAGCGCCGCGAGGATATGAAATTAAACGACAATGTACCGGGGGTTAGAACGGCGGCATGGCTGCAATTCGGACACCGGGCAAACCTGATTTAGATGTTACAAGGACTTAACCCAGGCCAGTTAGACAAGCGCATCATTTTGCAGACGCGCACCACGGCGGCGAACGCCTACAATGAGCCGATAGAAACGTGGAGCACGCTTGCAACGGTTCGGGCCAAGATTGAATACCCGGTAACAGGCAGTAACGAACAGTATCAGGACGCGGTGAATTTGGCGCAAACGGTTGTGTTTTTCACCATCCGGCACCGCACAGATGTAAGCAGTGTAGAACGCATTAGTTACGACTCAAACACGTATGACATAGAGGCTCCAATTGCGGAGGTTGGCAGGAAGAATTTTTTGAAAATTAAAGCACGGTTAAGGGAATGAATTTCAATGCAAAATTAGACGGTGAAATTAAGACGCTTATAAAGCGCCTGTACGAAGTGTCTACTGATGCCAAGAAGGAAAGCCAGGCCGCATTTAAAGAGGCTGCACCGCTGCTAATTTCTGCCATCGAAGGACGTTCGCCACAATCCGACGCGCCACACTACCGGTACAGCACACCTAAAGTAGCCAAGGGCATACGTGCGCCAAAGGGATTAGGCCGAATTGTGGCAACCTACATTCCGGGCAACCTAAAACGCTCTTTTCGCACGCTGACATTCCGCCGCAGCGCGTCTGTTTTTGTTGGGCCGAAAGCATTCAAGGGAAACCCGTCCGGCATCTTTTCAGGCCGCCGTGTCGACCCGTATTACGCCCACATGGTCGAGTTTGGAACCGAAAAACAAACTGCTCAGCCTTTCGTTCGCCCGGCAGCTGCCAGCGCAGGGCCAGCCGTGATGAGGATAGCCGCCCAACTACTAAAAAGACAGATTGAAAAGCATAACAACAAAGCATGAATGTAAGCGGCCCGATAGCGGTACTGATTGCCGCCGATGCAACGGCAAATACATTGATGGGCGGCAGGGTTTACCCCAACGTCCTGAAGCAGGAAACGACCTACCCGGCCGCCGCGGTGAATTTGATTTCTAACACCCCCACGAACACCAAAGGACAGGCCAGCGACCTGGATATAGCGACAGTACAGGTGGATGTGTACGGCGAAACCTACACAAGCACGGCAGCAGCATCCGCCGCAATAAGAACGGCCCTGGACTACAAAAGCGGAACAGTGAATTTAACCGGAGGTGGTACAGTGGTTGTCCGGCACCTCGAATACAAAGGGCAGCAGGACGGCTACACAGAAAACGCCGAACTGCACCGGATCATTAATACATACACGATTTCAATAGAGGTATGAAAAACATAAGATTTCTAAAAAAATACACCATCCAGGGCCGTGAATACTGCCCCGGATGGGTAGGTAAGTTCCGGGATAGCACCGCCGATAAAGCGGTAATGGCCGGGGCTGCTTTTTACGTATCCGATAGCGTTAGGGCGCTAAAGTACAAGCCCGCACAAAAACTTTCTGTTGAATGTATTCAGCCGATGGATGACGCAATGGAGGCCGCCCCGAAGGGCGCAACACTGAAACAAAAAACACTAACTAATAAGGAAGATTAAACTATGGCAACCACCGGAACCGTACTTGCAAAAAACATGTCATTTGAAGTTGCAGGGACTGTTGTTTCCTGTCAAACGAACTGCGAGCTCAACATGAGCACAGAGATGTTTGAAACGACGTGCAAGGATTCCGGAGCGTGGGCAGAGCCCGCACCCGGAACAAAGTCCTGGACAGCATCGGGCGAATACAATTTGGCCTTTGACGCTACCTACGGCATAGAGGAACTATTTACCCTTTGGTACAATCAAACAGAAGCCGCTTTTGTCTTTACCACAGGCGTAAACGATGACAGCGAATTTATAGGGTCGGGCTACATTTCCAGCCTGACCGTATCCAGCCAGGGCAATGATGCTGCCGTAACCGGCACTTTTGAGTTGACCGGCGCGGGCGCACTGATTTATCAAACCGTATCCTAAACAAAACTACCCATGACAGAACAAGTATTAATTGGGGGCCGGTTGCGCCCCGTCCGCTTTGGCTTCGCTGGCCTGTACGAATACGAAAAACGTACAGGCCGGCGGGCGCTGGCTGACTTTGCAGAACTTTCCCAAGGATTAGAACAAGTATCGGTTGAACTGATTGTACAATTGGTTTACTCCGGCCTTACCGCCGGGTATCGCCACGATAAACAAAACGTTGACTTTGACGAATACGACGTAGCCGATTGGATCACGGAAGACACGGGAGTTATTGAGAAAGTCATGACCGTTTTTGCTAATTCATTCCCAACGGAGGGAAACGGGCAAACGGGGAAGCCGAAAACGAAGGCGACCCCGGCGGCATAGATTGGTTTAGCCTGCTAGATGCAGCAGCGGAAATGGGGGTTTCTGAAGCCGATTTTTGGCAGATGACACCCCGCTATTTTAACGCACTGCGAAAGGCGAGTATTGAAAAAGAACAAAAGGAATGGGAACGCGCCCGGTACATTGGGTACTTGTCTATGTTACCGCATGTATCGAGCAAAAAACGGCTGAAGATAACCGATTTAGGCGCTTTCCCTTGGGAGGACACCACACCCAAGTTCGACCACCAAACCCCCGAAGAACTGGCCCAAATAAGGGAACGACACAAACGGGCCTTAGCAGATTTTAAACAAATGCGAAATGGCATTAGCGGAACTTAATGTACGGCTAGGGTTAATCTATAAAGACCTGGACAGGGGGCTAAAGAAGGTCGAGCGCAGCATGGAAGCCAGCGCAAAGCGCATTAATAAGGTCGGCCGTGAAATGTCTTTGGCAATTTCAACCCCGCTTGCTGGTATTGGATACCTTGCCATTCAACAGGCCGGAAATTTAGAATCGCTTAAACTAGCGATGAAATCCACATTCGAGACTGCCGGGAGTTCCGCCGCCGATGCTGAAAAGGAAGTCGAAGCGCTTAGGAAAGCAGCCCTTGCCCCCGGCCTTGACTTTGAACAGGCCATACAAGGGTCAATACGATTGCAGGGCGTCGGATATGCAGCAGAGGCCGCCCGCGACACCTTGACCCAAGTAGCGAACGCCATAGCCTTGACCGGCGGCACCGCGCAAAACCTGGATAGTGTTACGGTGCAATTCGCCCAGATGATCGCCAAGGGCAAAGTCCTTTCCCAGGATTTGCGCATCATTCAGGAAAACATGCCCATCATTTCGCGGCTGATGAAGCAGGCTTTTGGCACGCAGAACGCCGAAGCCTTGCAGAAAATGGGCATATCCGGTAAAGAGTTTGTAGACCGGATCACTGAGGCAGCTAGAGAACTTCCCAGGGTAGAAGGCGGAATAAAGAACGCACTTGTAAACGCCGCCGCCACCGCCCGCCAAGCACTGGCAACGTTGGGCGAGGAAATAAATAAAGCATTTAATGTTACAGGGCTATTAGACCGATTAGGCCGGGCCATGCAAGGCGCGGTAGATTGGTTTAAAAAGTTAGACGATTCCAGTAAGCGAATAATTGTGCAGTTTGCGGCAATCGCTACCGCTGCCGGGCCTTTGATCCTTGTTTTTGGCAAACTCTTTCAAGTCTATGCGGTTGCGCGTACCGGAATCATTGCCGCATCGAACGCCATAACGCTATTCACAGCCAAGGCCAAAATAAATGAGGTTGCAGTTACCGGACTGACCGGCGCTATCCAAAAGGCCAGGGTAGCCTTTGGCGCATTGAATGCTGCTCAACGTGCGCTACTTGTGGGTGGGATTATAACAATCATTGCCAGCCTGGCTGTTGTTATAAACGAACTTGCCAACAGCACACAGCGAGCGCAGACAAAACAGGAGGCGCTAGCAGATGTTCAAGGCCGCGCAGCAAGCGAGACGGCGGTTCAGCGCATAGAGGTAGAACGCCTCACAAAAACGCTAAATGATGAAAATGCAACATTATCATCGAAGGAACGTGCCCTTAAACGCCTGCAACAAATCAGCCCAGAGTATTATGGTGAGCTTTCTTTGGCTCAGGGCAAGGTAGAGGGCTTAACGGAAGCCACAAACAAGTACACAGAAAGTCTTTTGAGAGCTGCCGCCGCACAAGCGGCACAAGAAAAAATAACCGAATTAACCAAAGCAAATCAAGACTTACTAATTTCCCAAAAGGAGGAGCTTGGGTTTTTAGATAGACTACAATACGGGTTTGAAAACCTTGGACAGACAATTGAAAATGTTTCAAAGTTTGGCGGCCTTGGGTTTGCGGGTGCTGAAAGCCAAGCTACGGCAGCGCGTAACGCAGCAATTCAAAAACAGGTAGACGGGAATAATGAAATTATCAAATCCCTTATCGGGATTGCGATTCAGACAGACAATGTAATAAAAGGCAATAAGGATTTAGGGGATAGCCTGCCGCCCGACAATCTGCCAGACGCGACAAAGAAAGCCGAATTATACAAAAACGCACTAGCATCCATTAACGCGGTTGTTCAAAAAGGAGATGTACTAGGGGCGGATTTAATGGTCGAGCAATCCAAGGAGATCGCCAACCAGATTGAACGGCTTTTAGAAAACGGATTCAAACCAACAAGCGCCGAAGTTTTACACCTTCAGGGATTATTAAAAGGACTGCGCGGCGAACTTGCAAAGACAGTACCCAACCTTGGCGGTTTGCAGTTTGGCACTGTACTGCCCACTCAGGTAGTCTCCATAGAGGGTGCCGCTGCCGCTGAAGATTTACGGCGGCTAACCGATGCCGCTACGCGAGGTGTAGCCGCTGCCAGCCAATATAAAACACAATGGGAAGGCGTAGCGGATGTTATGATTAGTTTAAGCGATGGCACGGTTGCATTTTCTAGTTCAATCGGTCAAGCTATTGAAGTTTTGAACCAACACGGCAGGGGGCTGGAAGGCACATTTTTAGCCGCCGCCGCCGCGATGGGTGACGCCTTCGCCACGGCTGAGGGTGGGTTTGATAAAATGGCCTTGGCCGCTGTGGCCGCCGGTGCAAAGGTTATTAAGGTGACAATACAGGAAGGTGTAGCGCGAGCGGTTGCCAGCGCCTTACAATCTGTTCCTTTCCCGTTTAACCTTGCCTTGGGCGCTTTGGCAGGGGGTTTAGCTGCTGGGCTATTCTCAAAGGCTATCGGGGCAATCGGAGTGCCAGCCCTCGCGCACGGCGGGGTTATTGATAAACCCACGATGGCCCTCATTGGAGAGTACCCCGGCGCGGCCAATAACCCCGAAATTGTGACGCCGGAGAATAAACTACGGTCGATCTTTGAGAAAGCAAACCCGGCCCTTTCCGGGGAACTGGTTGCTCGCGTGTCTGGAAACGACCTGCTTTTTATTGTTGACAAAGCAGCCAATCGGAGGGGGCGCGTCCGCTGATGGCTACCCGCCTTGAAATATCATTCCCAACAATACGCGAGCCTGAATACAGGGTTTACATAGACGATTCCAGTTACAGTGATCCGGCGGTGGAGATTGCAGCGGCCAGCGATGGTTTTACACTGAGCTACGACGGTGATTCCAATAATATTTTAGACGCAATAAAAGGTAGCCGCCTTGAATTTACAATAGCTGTCGCAGATGATACATTAGCCGAAATAGAATCTTTTGCTACTGACTTAATAAGTGCAGCTGAAGGCAGGTTTACTATCCGGGTAGATTATAATACCGGCGCACCATTAGCAGCGGATGAATTGTTTTGGTGCGGCTATGTGTTGCCCGACCTTTCCGGGTTTGAGGATCGGGTGCCGCCGTATGGGTTTAAGGTGACAGCCACGGACGGCCTTGGACGGTTAAAAGGTATTGATTATGCAGATGACAGCGGTAGCCCGGTAGTACCGTATGGCACGCTGCCTGTTTTGGATCACATTCTAAACATCCTGAACACCGGGGAATTGGCAGCCCTGTATTTTACTGGCGCAGATATATTCCTAAGAACGTCGGTAAATTGGGTAGATGACAATATGGGCGGCACGCCTTCACAGGCTAAATGCCCGTTAGCGTATTCAAGAATTAGCGGGGAACTGTTCGCCAAGCAGGTAACCACAAACAATGTAGAAGAATACGAGTATCTAAATTGTTTTGATGCCCTTAAGCAGATTTTAGAAGATTGGCAATGCCAGATTTTATTCTCAAGGGGTTGTTACCGCATCCGGCAGCTAGCAGAGGTTGCACAAAGCACTTTTTACGAACGCCGCTTTGCAACAGACGGCACCCTTATTTCCTCCACATCCACGGCTGGTTATGATGCTGCACTGCCTCAAACATCGACAGACGTTCGGCTAACCGGCGGTTTATTTAACTACCTACCCGCACTCAAAAAGGTAACAGCCAATTGGGATCATAAGAGCCATAAAAACTATTTGGCCGATATGTCCGGCAAGTGGATAACCGGGTCAGCCTCTACTAGTTCGGTAACTATTGCCGATGTCACCACAGATGCAGATACTTATTTCCTTATTTCCGGGTCTATCTATATGAACCTGGATCTAGGCGATACTTATACTGTGCCTTGGAGGTATGTAATAGGGCTACGGGTTAGCAAGGGGTCATACTACCTCACCTCCAATAGTTTTTCCGTACAGAACGCACAGGGCGATTATTTGCAGGAAGTCGGCTATGATCCAAACCCGCCAGATTGGATCGCATCCTCGAACTACGTTGACATTTCCACGGACTTTATAACCAGTGACACACACCAGAAGGCCTACCCGTTTAATATCGTTACCAAAGTTCCCCCCACTGGATTAGCGGATATTGTTATTTTATTCAACCCGTTAAATGGGTATGACCTTCAGGAAAGCACACTGCTAACCCCGGTACTGAATGAATGGCGCATTTTAGATGCCAATTTTTACATCTTAAAATCAAGTGACCCAGATACCCTTTTTGAGGTAGAACGTGAATACGTAGCCACAAACGACACCACCGGAAACACAGACTTTATCGAGTTTGAAATGACAACCGGCTCCAATGCGCAAACATGGACACCGGCCAAGATTCAAACAACATCCGATTTGGTTACCTGGACAGATTCGGATGACACTTGGCAGCGCAACACCGCAGCAGATGCCGGAGAGTTTGGCCAGCTGTGGGCGCAGCAAGCTTTGGCCCTAAGAAAAACACCCGTACAGACATTTTCCGGCGCGGTGTATTCTAACGACGTTTACCCACACAGCAGGATCACATTCCCGGATAGTACTGCTTGGTTGATGGGCCGCGTAACCTTTTCGGCTCGCACCCAAACCTATACCGGCGAATGGATTGCTGCCGGGATCACTGAGAGCGGAATAACCGGCACCAAGCGAAAAAAGGGGAAAACGTTTCCAAGGTTTAGTAAATTCCCGAAGGCGTTACCCGGCGGAGCGCCTACGCCTACCTATGAAATGTCCAGCGGCCCCGGCGATGGGATTTCTACCGCTGTTGGGTTAGGAACAAAGGAGGGTCAATTAGCGCTAATGTTGCTGACAACCAATTTTGTTAGTACAACCTTATCCGCAGGGGCTATAACATCTATACCTGTACGGGAAGAGCTAAACGCCGGAGCGTATAAGGACGGGGATCAAATTTTCGTGGTTAACCCCGATACAGGCGAAGTGGTTTCTTTTGAGGTTTCCACCACGTCAAACAATGGGGATACAGCGATTGCAGTAGTTTCCAAAGTTATTTCAAATGATATGCCCGTAGGGTCTAAGGTTGTTTATTCAACCATGAATGACCACACCACAACGGGCGGCGGCGGGATAAACGGAATGCCAGCGGGTACAGACACCCAAACAATTAGGTACAACAGCACCACCCCGGTAGCCAATAGTATTTTAACTAACGACGGCACCCAACTAGGGGTAAATAATGCCCCGGTATCAGGCAAGCTGATAACCGTCAAACAATCCAGCACCACGGACGGCCTACGGATAATCCGGTCAAGTTCCACGGCCTCTATTGACCTATACCACAACGGATCGGCAACGGTATATAGCCAGGGCGGAAACAACCTGAATTTATTAACCGACAACAACGCCTTAATATCATTGACCCCCGGCGGGGGATCGGGCCAAACCTCACAGATAAGCATTGCCCCGGCCAACAACCTCAACCCGACAGGTGGAAATTCAGCAGTTGTTAATGTCTTTGGCTCTTATGTGCAATCAAGCTCAGGCGGCGATTTTTCCGCCTTCAGGATCGGCACAACGATAAACCAGACCGGATCAGCCGACCAAATAACCAGGGGGTTATTCGTAAACCCAACGTTGACCGCTGTTGCAAGTGCCGGTTTCCGGGCTGTTGATTACCCGGCAAGTTCTCAATACTTCCTTTACCAGGGCGGCGGCACAGGCGTAACATCTTATATACAGGGCGCGGTGGGGATCGGTACCGGTACCAGCACCCCATCCGCCAAGGTTCACATAATAGGAACCGGGGCCACGTCTGCGACAACTTCCCTCCTTATACAAAATTCATCTGCATTGGCCGTGATTGCCGCCAGGGACGACCAACGGCTCGGCGTGGCTACATCATCCCCGGCGGTGACATTAGACGCATCCGGGGGCACTGATGGCGTAGCAATACCATTCGGGACAACAGCCCAGCGGCCAAGCGTAAATAATACGATACGAACAAACACCACAGCAGGCGGCATGGAATTTCGCTATTCCGGGGCATGGCACCGGCTTACCTCACAAGTAGGCCCATCGATTGCAGCCGGAGCGGCGGCCGGAACCGGCCCGACGGTTTCTATAAACTCAGGGAATGATCTATGTCATGAGGTATCAGTAACTACCGGAACTAGTGCCACAACCGGAACCCTATGCACGGTGACATTTGGCGCGGCCCTGGATGCCGGACTTTTTACTTATGTGGTATTCACCGCACGAAACGCAAACGCAGCCGGAGCGATTGCAAAATTTTACGTCGGCTCGGCTGGAAACACTTCCTATACAATCGCGTGTGCATCCGCCCCGGCAGATGGCACACAGTACACTTTTCATGTAATGGTTAAACAATAAGTTATGGCAGAAATAATATCAGAAACCCGCGAATTTGTTTTGGGCACAGACGGAGTAACCTACTTTGAAGTTTACACTGTGACCTATGACAACGAAGAACAAACGGTAGACAAAACACTGGTTGGCCCGGCCGATCAACTAGCTAACCACTACGCGGACAAGTTCCAGCAGATCGCCGCAACCCTGGCCGGGAATGTCCAACCGGCGGCCCTGGCGAAAAAGACCATAAACGAAATAAACGGAGACGCTACCGACATTCAAACAATAACAGGTATTGATCCGCTTGGTATTGTGCAGGCCCGGTACGAAGCGGAACTATTAACGGCAGGCTGGACAATAGATGACGGCACCGGAGAACTGCCGATAGTGTTCACAATAAACGCACAGGGCAACCTTCGCTACAATGTGAACGGCACCGGAACTAAGGGTGCAACTATTTACGGCTCAGTTTTGAGGCTGAATAACTACCCCGTGGCGCCGACCAACGTAGACTTTTTTATAACGGAAAATAAGCGCAGGTTTTTCAGCCTGCCTGACCGTAATGTAATTATCAAAAAGC